GTTGCGCTTTGCAGTATGTAAAAAACCAAACTCCGGAAATCTGCTTAGCAGCAGTTATGAAGGATGGTTGCGCTTTGCAGTATGTAAAAAACCAAACTCCGGAAATCTGCTTAGCAGCAGTTAAGGCGAATGGTTACGTTTTGCAGTATGTAAAAAACCAAACTCCGGAAATCTGCTTAGTAGCAGTTAAGGCGGATGGTTGCGCTTTGCAGTATGTAGAAAACCAAACTCCGGAAATCTGCTTAGCAGCAGTTAAGGCGAATGGTTATGCTTTGCGGTATGTAGAAAACCAAACTCCGGAAATCTGCTTAGTAGCAGTTAAGGCGGATGGTTATGCTTTGCGGTATGTAGAAAACCAAACTCCGGAAATCTGCTTAGTAGCAGTTAAGGCGGATGGTTACGTTTTGCAGTATGTTTCAGAGGACATCGTAAGCCAATGGAGAAGGGAAGAATAATGGATTTTAGTAATGATTTGAAAGTGGATGCGTATAATCTCGATTTGGAATGGGTTAATTTTCCATCGGTTTTTATGCAGTATTCGGAAGAACTTGCGAAAGCGCAGAAAGAGGCAGATAGAGCAAAGCTTGCCGCAGAAGTATGTGAAGCACAAGTGGACAAAAACGTAAGAGCAGATCCGGCTAAATACGGAATAGAAGGGAAGCCGACAGAGGCAACAATAAAAGCGGCTATACACCTGTCCGTGGAATACAATGAGGCACAAGAAGCCTTGAATGAAATTAGGTACAAAGTTAATCAGTATGGCAATGCGGTAAGAGCTTTGGAGCACAAAAAGAGGGCTTTAGAGAACCTTGTTATTCTTCATGGGCAATCTTATTTTGTAGATCCTAAATTACCAAAACAAATGAATCCTGATAGATTTGATGAATGGAAGCAGCCAAGTAAGGTTAAAACAAGAAAACAGAAAGAGGAGGAAAACTAATGAGTAAAATGCGCAGAAAAGAAGCAGAGCCAACAGTAGCAAAAAGAACATCACAGCCTTGGATAAAAGCCGATGTTCGGCAGTGGAAGCCGGAAGTAGAGGGGACTTATAATATTGATATTCTCCCATACACCAATCCGTCATGTGAAGACGGTTCTGTGTTTGTCCGCAGGGTGTTCAATGTTCATCGTAACATAGGCATTAACAATGCTTCCTTTGTTTGCCCACGCTGTGTCGGTAAGCAGTGTCCCGTTTGTGATTATCTGGACGGTTTGTATGAGGATTATGATAAAAACGCTACAGAAATAAAATCAATAAAGAAGAGAAAGCAGACCGCATACAACATCATCAATCCAAGTAATCCAAACGAAGTTGTTGTTTTTGCGTTTTCAGCTTTCAACTTCTCAGATACACTGGATAAGGAAATTGGAAAACAGAAAGCGGTATTTGACGCAAGAGGGGAAGAGCCCGAATTCAACAAAAGCAATTTGTATTATTATGAAGTAACAGAAGAAGGGCGCACGGTTCAGGCAAGGTTCTGTGAAGCTGTTCTTGGTAAACAGGCTTTTCTTCAGGCAGACAGAGTGGATTTTGTGCCTCGTCAGTCTTTGGAAGGTTCAGATTTGCTTTCGCAGGTATACAATCTTGATGACATATTCAATGTGCCTACAACCAAAGAAATAACCGCCATGATGAACGCAAGTGATGATGCAGAAGATGTCGTTGAAGCCGTTGTTGTTGAGCAGAAAGAGGATGCAGAAGACGATACAGACGCCCCTTGGGTTACCGGATCCGATGCCGAAGTGGTTGCCGAAGAAAAGACCTCAACGGAAGAAGCAGAAAAAGATGTGTGTCCGTTCGGTCATAAATTCGGGGAAGATAACGACAGCTGTTCTGATTGCGATGATTGCGACAAGAAAGTATGGAAACGTTGTTTTAACGCAAACTAACATGCAGCCTATTTGTTTGCGTAGGCGGCGGCCCTGTAAGTCCAAATATGGCATGGGCTGTCAATTTTGATGAGGAAAGAGAATGACTGATAAAGATTTACTGGAACAAATAGAAGAAACCGCTACTGCGGATGTCGAAGAAGAGGAAGCAGACCTTTCCACAGAGAATCTTCTTTCAACGGGAAGTACCGTGCTTAATGTGCATTTTTCTGGCAATCCACATGGTGGGCTAATAAAGGGGCAGTATGCCTGGTACGTTGGTAATAGTGATTCCGGAAAGACAATAGTAGCCATAGCGGCAATGGCAGAAGCTGCCAATAATCCAGCATACTCTGAATATGCACTTGTTTACGACAATGCAGAAAACGCAAGCCCCCCGATAAAGAAATTGTTTGGGAAAAAGCTCTACGAAAGGGTTATCCCCCCGTCTGTTGACGAAGCAGGTGCACCGGTTTATTCATCCACTGTAGAGGAATTCCATTATCATGTTGCAGATTTGGTTGACAAGGGAAAGCCTTTTATCTATGTGCTTGATTCCATGGATGCCTTAAGTAGTGATGAAGAAGTTGCTTATTTTCAAGAAAGTAAAGATGCCCATGAAGCAGGTAAATCCATAAACGGCTCATACAATGGGCAGCGCGCCAAGAAGAACAGCCAGTTCTTTCGAAAAATAGCAGCATCTTTGAAGAAAACAGGAAGCGTTCTTATTATTATAAGCCAGACAAGGGACAACGTTACTGGATTCGGGGTTGAGAAAAAGCGCGCAGGCGGCGGAAACAGCCTTAAATTTTACACAAGGCTCGAGGCTTGGTTCAGCCATTTGAAAACAATAACCAAGACACACAAAGGGCAACCAAGAAACGTTGGAATAGAATCCCAAGTAAACATTAAGAAAAATCATCATACCGGAATAAAAAGTAAAGCTGTAATAACAATTTACCATTCATACGGAATAGATGATATTGGAGATTGTATCGAGTATCTTCTTGAAGAAGGGGTTTGGAAGAAATCAGGACAATCTATCACGGCAGATACATGGGACTTCAAAGGCACCAAAGAGAAGTTAATCGAGCATATTGAGAATAAAGATTTACTTTATGATTTAAGGGAACTTGTTGGAAAAACCTACTGTGATGTTCAGGATGCAATTTCGTTGAAGAGGAAGAAGCGATATGAATAACGATGTATCAAATGCAATAGAAGCCGTAGAAGACTACAACTACATGCTTGAAAAGTCGTGTAGGGGGGATGAAGAACGGCCTAATCTTATTGACGCCTTTGATATGAGCACAGACGGTTCCCACTTCGATATTTCGTGTAATACAGGAAAAGGTGAACTTAGAATATGCAATAGCACATACGATATGTACATAAACAAAATGTCTATACAGGAAGCAGTTATCTCCAATATAGAAGAACAGATAGCGGATTTGCAGTATATTCTGTCTGTAATTAAGGGGGAATGATGGCTAAAGGCGGTCAATTTGAACGTGATGTTGCTAAAAAAATATCATTATGGTTTTCGTACGGAGATAGGGATGATATGTTCTGGCGCACCCCTTGCAGTGGAGGAAGGGCTACTGTAAGGGGTCGCAAAGGATCTAAAACTGAGGGTGGTTATGGGGATATTAGCGCAACAGTACCGGAGTCAATGCATTTCATCAACGTTTGTCCAATAGAATGTAAAAGGGGGTATAAGGGGGCTTGTATCTGGGACATATTTGACCGCCCTAAGGTTAAGCAGCAATTCGATAAGTTCATCGACCAAATAGAGGGGGATGCTGCAAAAGCAGGGGCAAAGTGGTGGTTGCTGATAACAAGACGGGATAGGGCTCTTGAAATGGTAACATTCCCAGAGGCACTAAAAAAAGATTTATACGAAGCCTTTGGCGACTTGCCTATCCCGTATCTCAAAGCCTACGTAAGTCATTCAAAGATTTATTGGACAATGCCCTTTGATAGTTTTTTAGAATGGGTTGACCCTGAATTTTTTAAGGAAAAGAAATGATAGAATCGCTGAAAATAAAGAATTTCCAAAGGCACAAAGACCTTACCCTTAACTTCGATAAGGGGGTTAATGTTATCATAGGCTCATCCGGCACAGGCAAGTCTTCTCTTATCCGCGCGCTAAACTGGGCAATCAAAAACAGACCATCGGGGGAACGTTTTCGCACGTGGGGGACAAAAAAGACAACCGTGGCAATCGATGTAGACGGGCACACGATTACAAGAGAAAAGACAGCCTCTACAAACAAGTATACACTTGATGATAACGAATTCACTGCTTTTGGTAATGGTGTGCCGGAGGAAATTCAATCAGTTATTAACATGGCTGATGTGAATTTTCAAGGACAGCATGATTCTCATTTTCTTTTGTCGGAAACTGCCGGAGAGGTCGGCAAACGTATCAACGAACTTGTAAACCTGCAAATAATTGATTCCACCATAAAGAACATAAAATCATTCGAACGGGAAGCCAAGCAGGAAAAGGATACAATAGAACATAGCATTGCCGACCTCTCAGAGCAGTTAAAGGTTTTTTCTTATATAGATAATATGGAATCTGCTATTAAGAAAATTAAACAACTTATTTCAAAAAAAGAAGAACTTAATTCAGTACATTGCAAAATCAATTCAATTCTTGACAACATCACAGATATGCAGGTTAAGTTGGCTCGCTTATCATGGATTGATACGGCTTGTTCTGAGGTGTCCTTCTTGGAGTCGGTTGTAACACAAAAAGAAGAATTAAGTGCAAAAATAACTGCATTATCGTCCTGTATAAAAAGGCGTGATAAATTGGTTGGTTTCTTGGAAGAGATTGGTGGTGTTGCAGAGGCGTTGGTGGCTGTGGAATCCCTTCAGAATCAGCAAGGTAAACTAAACACCCTGAATAAGAAAAAGGCTAAATTATCCACCATAATAGCCTCTGTAACGACTTGTAAGGATGTACTTGACACAATCCCACCCATAGACGAAATGAACGCCGCTATGGGCAAACTAAGCGGTATTATGGAAAGATTATGGGTGTATAAAGCTGCAATATTATCCCTACTAAAGCAGATAGAGCAGATAGAGCAGATAGAAACACAAAGAC